GAATACAGAACTTACATCATATAATGACACATCAACACTACACGTTGGCAAATATGTAAAATTTACATTTCCAGCAAAAATATTATCTTTTGATAATGTTGCTTTATCATTTAACTGTGCAATTCCATAAGATTTATTTAAGTATGTGTTACTTGCATCAACAATTTTCAAATAATTGGCGCTAGCGTCAACTTTACCTAAAAATATATTACTAGAATCAACCTTAGTATAATAATTTGTCATATCACGTTGGAATTCAAATTCAGACAATTGACTATTGATTTGTTGTTGTACGTTTCCTGTCAATCCATCTAAATATGAAAGAACTGTAGGTGAAATTAGAGTTGAATTAGCAGTAATATCTCCAAGTAAATTAATTGTTGAAGCAGATGAACCGATATTTAATGTATTATTTGAACTTCCAGTGACTAAATTAACAGTATTTTTATAGCCATTAGAATTAGAACCAATATTTATGGCTCCATTTGTGGCACCATAATACCCAGGAATACCTCCTCCTATTCGTATGGTTCTACCACCAGCAACAATATTAACATTTTGTCCACCGCCAGACGTACTGCCAATATTGACTGTTCCACTTTTTTTTGCATGGATATTTATTGCAGATAAACTTTTGTCTTCTATAGGATTTTCCGAGCCAATTGTTAATCCTGTCATCAAGTTATTTATTGAAGCGTCTATAGGATTACCGATTAGTAATGATCCATTGCTTCGCACATTGTTGACATATAAACTAGATCCTTCATTTATAGTTACGTTCCCAGTAAAGTTTGTTTCTCCCTGTTGAGTAGGCATTTATAAAATATATAAATATAAAAATAAATACAAAAAAAATAAGTTATCGAAACAATATAAACACAATAATATAAAAATAAAAATATGATGTTTTTACTAAATATTTTTATTTTTTATATTTCAAACTATTTCTTTTGTAAAAGTAAAAGTAAAAGTGAAAGTAAAATAAAAATAAATTTATATGGAGGATATGATGAAAGATTTTTAACGGAAAATATTACAAATAAATACGCAATATATAATAGTGAAATTGATAAAATAAAAATAAATTATAAAAAAAAATGGTTGCTAGATAAGTTGGTTGACGACAAAATATCTATTTTTGAAAAACTACACCTCATAGAAGACAACTCCATAAAACCACCAAATATTACTGCTGGTGGCCTAAAGCACAATATATTTAAAAAAATTATTCATTGCAATCGCTAATTTCTTCTTCTTCATCTTCAAAATCTATTTCTTTATCTAGAGTTCCAGTAGCATTTTCTTTTGTATATTTTTCTAGATATCTATAAATTCTGTTAATGTCTAATTTACATATATCATAATTTTCAAATAAAGTAAGAATATAATTATCATCATATTTATTTTTTAAATCAATAAAAAACCCGAACAAATCTTTTTTATCCATTCCTAATTTTTGGCAAAATTTTTGTATGAATAGGTAGTTATTGTATTCTGTAGAGTATTTTGTTAATACTTTCGTAAATCGAATTTCAGTATCTCCAGGTTTTAAATTTTTTTTAAATTTGGTGTGATACATTTTATTATTTTTTAGTGTTTTTATTAAAGAACTCATTTCATTAAATTGCCATATTTGTTTTTGAAATGTTATTCTATCAATATAGTCAGCAAAACATATATTATCTAATTGTGATACGTAAAATGGAATTGAACTAGTCTTATCTATTTTATCAATTACGTCTATAATATTTTCATGCCATAATAGTCCTACGCTAGTTCTATCGGTTTCATTCATAATATTATTATGTTCGTTAATACTATAATAATTATGAATAAGTTTATTTGTAATATTTTTTGTGTCATCATTATACGTTTTTGTTTGAAATAAATTTAGGATGACTTCGTCATGTAACAATTCAGGATTATTTTTATAAAGCTTAAATATACTATTGACTTTCCTTAAATCTCCTTGAACGTAATGAATAATATTTTCTATATTACACATATTAGGCATAATGGTTTGAATAATTTGCGATATTTGTTGCGGAGTTGGCGTATTTAATTCAACTGTGTTACAGACTTTCATTAACTCTTTAATTTTTTTATCGACACGATAATTTCCTATGCAAATAATTGGATTAACTGTGATTTCTTCTAGTTTTTGTTTTTTTGTTTTTTTGGGTCGTATAAGTTTAATAAGTGTATTTATACCGCCTTTATCACCATTATTCATGCCATCAATTTCGTCCATAATAATGGCTATTTTTTTAATCTTTTTATTAAAAAGGCTCATAATATTTTTGTCTGACATGTTATGTTTAGTTATATCTTCGATTACCGACGTATTTCTAATATCTCCAGCATCATATTTTATAATATCGTAATCCATATTTTTTAAAATATCTATTACAAAATTTGTTTTACCAGTACCAGGGTCGCCATATACATAAATACCTTTTTTAAATAAAAAATTATTTTTATTTTTTTCAAAAGAAATAAGTATATCTTTAATGCTATTAGCTTTTTCTTCTCTGTTTAAAATTTTATTTATATTTAAGTTTTCCATTTTATATATTTATGTATATTCTTTTTATGTAGATTTTTACATAATCCTTCTTCTTCTATAAATTCACAAAGATTTTTGTAACATCGCAACGATTCATTTTCTATACAAAAACTTATAATAAAATATAGATAATTTTTATACATTATATTTTTATAAAATACATTAGTAAATTTTAACCATTTTTGGTAATTCTCTCTTATTACCATATTGAAAACAAAATAATAATCTCTTTTAATCATAAATTTTACATAACTATCATAATTTTTTAAAGTATCTCTAATAACATTATGATATATGATATAGTCTGTTTTATTTGTAAAAACAAAGTAAGATTTTGGTACAAAGTCTTTAATATAGTTAATTATGTCTTCCGGTAAAGAACTCATAAGTGTTAATAATGTACCCATTATAAATATAAATAGTTTATTTTTATACTACAACAACATAAAAATAAACACCAAACATAATTGCTATATTTTATGCGCTAGTTTGACATGGGTTATTTATACCATAAGTAACACCATCCCAAGAAAGCCCACAGTTGTTAGCCCATGTATATTTAGCACATAGTCCATCAGACCCAGTATAGGCAGAACCGTTAAAATTCATTGTAGTTTGACTAGGACATGTTCCTAAATTTTTAACATTTATACAGTTTGCATCATTTCCGGAACCGTCCAAAAGCCAATAATCAGGACAAGCAGGGGTCATAGGTGGCCACGACGTATCTTTTGAATAACTTAAAGCTACACCAACAAATATTAATGTTATAACCAAAATAATAGTAGCTATAACTAAAACTGTTTTTTGAAAAGTTGGCATATATATAAAATAAATATATAAAATAAATATTTTTATATTTGACTAATATAAATGAGTAAATTAAATAATGGACGTGTAGATATAAAAACACCAGATACATCTACATTATTTCAAATATATGATAAAATACCAGCTAATCAATGTGCTACATTTAGAAATGCGACTGATGGAATATGGACGGATACTAATCTTTCATTAGCATTTTTCTCTCTACAAAACATACAGATAATTCAAAATGGGATAAGAGCCGGAATATATAAAAAGTCGAATGGCCAATATTTAATAGGTCCACAAGATTGTGATACAATAAAAATAATTATGCGAAGTGTATATCTTCAACATTCAGCAAACCAGACCACAAATATTCCTCAACAAATAGAAGAATTAAATAAAATAGTTCTAAATTATTGTATTCAACAGGTTTATAGTGAAGCACAGGGATACATCAAATACATTGATGACGTCAGCACATTAGCCGTTCCTATTTCTCACCCAGTAATGACCAGTAATTCAGATAGAGTGATAGAATTTAAAAAATGGTTCTAAATTATAATTGTATTTATTATTTATATAAAAAAATATAAATATATAAAAGTTAGAAAACATTATTTATAATGAATATTGAAGATAAAATTGTTTTAATATGTGCTACTGGTCGTTCAGGGTCAACGAGTTTACAAAGAATAATTAATACAATACCTAACAGTAATATTTGCGGAGAAAACCATGGAGCTATAAATAGTTTATTAGAATTTTATATGAAGCTTCATATGTCGTCAAAAAATAATATACCAGGACATTATAATCCTGCTACATATGAAGATATAATAGAACAAAATATAAAACCCGCGTGGTATAATTCATATAATATGGTAGAAATGGAAGAGCATGTACGTAAAACGATAGTTGCCATGTTTAAAAAAAATGCAAATACAAATGTATGGGGATTTAAAGAAATAAGATATGATAATGGAAACATAAATCTCATAAAATTATTCAAATATTTGTTCCCTAAAACAAAAGTTATTATTCAAATTAGAGAGAATTTAGTAGCCCAAAGTATGAGTGGGTGGCATAAAAACAATAAAAATTCCAAAAGGTTTTTAACAAAAGTGAATAGTGACTTGGTAGAGTTTTATAATAAAAATAAAGAGTGGTGTTTTTTAACGAGTTTCGAAAGGATGTTCGACAAGGAAAATTTAAAAAATATATTTGATTTTATAGAATGCGGAGAGAAATACGATGAAGAAAAGGTTTCCGACGTATTAAAAAATAATATAAAAGACTAAGGGCACACTAAACAAAAATTATATAAAAAAATATTTAATTTTTTATATAATATAGACCTAGTTAAACTCATTATTTTTATTTTATTTATTTTATTTATCAGCTTTCTTAGTCACCACTTTTTTTTTATTTTTTGCTGTTACAGCACTATCAGGATCCATTAGTTTTTTTCTCTCTTCTTTGTATTCAATATATAAACCTTCAAGTTTGCTGAGTTCATTGAACCACATTTTATTTATTGTAGTAACCTTAATAGTTTCTAACTCTGCCTCTTTATCTCCTTTTTCTTTTAATAATTTTTCTATACTTTCTTCGGTTACTGCATCCATAGGCATTTTTACAAGATATTTATAATCTTCGTCGTAATTAATAACGTTGTAACCTTTATTTTTTAGCATAACATTTATTTCTTCTCTCTTTTTTTTACGTAAATCAATTGTGCCTTCTAGAATTTCTTTAATATACTTGGCTTTATTAGATAATAAGACTAATTCTTTTTCAATATTATTTATCATAAAAACCTTTCTGTCATTATATAGTTTAAGTCTTGTTTCATAATAAGCATCAATTATTTCTGTTATTTTGCTATATTTTTGTAGTTTTTCATTTGCGTCAAATAAATGCATGTTTGTAGTAGTATTTGTAGTGTATAATTTTAATAACTTTTCTAGTCCATTACAGTTATAATCTCCCTTACAGCCTTCAAGTTCTTCTAATTTTCCTTTAGAAAATACAATTGTGAAATCTACATTTGTGTCTTTGCTTAAGTCATCATAGTCCTTGATTATTGACGGTGTTTTTTTGCCATCTTTATCGACACTAGGTTCTAATAATGTCTCAAGAAGTTCTTTAAAATCTTCCGTCCAGTATCCAACAGGTAACTCAGTAACTTTAATTTTATCTGTAGCTATTTTTTCATAGATACCTTTAATTAAGAATTTTCCGTCAGTAATCTTCGATATGTGTCCTTTAAAACCATCATAGTAAGGTATAAATTCGTATTCATCTTCTTCTATAGATAATAGTTTATTTTTTAAATATTCGATAATTTGTAGCGGGTTATAGCACATGATATCCGTACTAAATCCTGTGCCTATTCCTTTTGAGCCATTCACGAGTACCATAGGAATTATCGGAGCATAGAAAACAGGCTCAACAGATAGACCATCATCATTTAAATAGGACAAAATATTGTCGTCGACTTCTGGGAAAATACAGCGGGTTATTTTATTTAACTGTGTGAATATATATCTTTCAGATGCACTGTCTTTACCGCCTTGTAATCTGGTGCCGAATTGACCATTAGGCATAAATAAGTTAACGTTATTTGATCCGACAAAATTCTGCGCCATTCCAACAATCGCTGCATTTAGACTTGCTTCACCATGATGATACCCAGAATGCTCCGAAACGTATCCTGAAAACTGTGCGACCTTTATTTCGGTAGTCAAATTCTTTTTAAAAGCAGAAAACAGAATTTTTCGCAAAGAAATTTTTAGTCCATCCATTAAGTTAGGAATACTACGGTCGCAATCATATTTTGAGAAATGAATTAATTCTTTATCGATAAAATCTTCATATAAAACACTATGCTTTGATGTATCTAGATAAGAATTTCTATCATAATATTTTAACCATTCTTTTCTGTCGTCAGCTCTTTTTTTATTAAAAACCATATCAATTGTGTCACTGCTTTTTTCGGAGCGTTCAAATCCAACAATTTTTTTTTTCTCGAAATACTCGCGAAATTCTTTACCAGTGCTAGTTCCTAAACCTTTATAATATTTAATTTTCCAGCCCTTAACATCGTTTTCTTCCTTCCATTTATTATATTCGCCGTCATTATAAAAGTTCAATTCAGAATTTCCTTTTTTTGCTTTTAGAATAGGTGTATTCATAAATCCGATAAATCCAGGAATATTTGCAAGGGAAGGCCATTCAGTTTGAAATAGATTTATTCCTAAGCCTTTAATATGACTTCCATCTAAATCCTGGTCTGTCATAAAGATAACTTTACCATAACGTAGACTTTTGTATACGTCTTCAATCGTATCATAACTTTTGCCGGTTTCTAGTCCCATAATTTTTTTTATTTCTGTTATCTCTTTGTTTTCCGATATTTTTTTTATAGTTTCGCCACGTACATTAAGGATTTTACCTTTCATAGGATATACACCAATAGTATTACGATCTTCAGAAGATAGACCAGATATAATTCCTGCTTTTGCTGAGTCGCCCTCACAGAATATTATGACACATTCACACGATTTTTCTGTTCCTGCCCAATTTGCATCAGTCAATTTAGGAATACCTCGAACAGATTTGCTTTTGACACCGTCTGTTTTTTTTGCGGCTTTGTTTTCTTTTACTTCTGTTAAGGCACATGCGGCATCCATTACGCCCATTTTGGCGATTTTTTCAATAAATTTATCACTAACGTCACATTTAGATCCGAATTTTATGGAAGGTGTATTCATATAGTCTTTCGTTTGACTATCAAATGCAGGATTTTCAATATCGCACCTTAAAAACAGAATAAGCTGTTCTTTAATACTGTTTGGATTTACTTTGACCTTTTTCTTTTTTTCGATAAATTCAACTAGTTTTCTAGTAATTTGATTTAATATATATTCGACGTGTTTGCCACCTTTAGCTGTATAAATTCCGTTGACAAAAGAAATCTGAACGAACTCGTTTGTCGGTGTTAATGCTACTGCATATTCCCAGCGTTCGTTTGCTTCTTCGTAAACGCGAGGGGATGAAGATTTATCTCCTATATACATATCAATATACTGCTGAAAATTTTTTACTGGAACTAACTGTCCGTTGTACTTTACCTTAATATTTTTATCTGTAACCGCTGCTACGTCATAAATTCTCTTTTTTAAGAGAGCAACAACGTCAGTTGTCAGTCCGTTAATACCGAGGCGTTTATAATCAGGTTTAAATGTAATTTTTGTATATGGGCTAGTTTTACATTTAGTAATTTTGGGTTTACATATTTCGTCAAGATTATTTTTAAATTCCTGATAATATTTAAGGCCACGAATATGGTCAACTGTTTCAACCGAACCATACGAAGACCACGTAAGAACAAGTTTGAAACCGAAACCGTTTTTACCTCCTACGATTTTTTTCTCGGTTTTATCGTAATTTGTTGAAGTTCGTAGGTGTCCGAAAATCATTTCAGGTATCCAAATCTTATGCTCTGGATGCTCAGCAACATCAATACCGTTTCCGTCGTTTAACATAATAATTGTTCCGTCGTCTTCAATTGTAATTTCAATTTTAGTAACAGGCAAACAATTTTCTTGACTGGCAGATATGGCTTGTAACATACGGACTACATGGTCCCGACAGTTGACAATTCCTTCATCAAACAATTTAAATAATCCAGGAATGTATTTAATATTTTTTTCAATAATTTTATTATTTTCGGTATTGATAATCCATAAATTAGAGTCAACTTCTTCAACAGAACCAATATAGGTATCTGGATTATCTAATATATGTTGTTTATCAGTTTTTTGCTGATATTTATTTGTAAGAAGTTCGTCGTTGGCGTTCATATTTTTAGTGTAACTATAATACATTCCAGTGTATTATTTAAATTGTTTCAATTTTTATTTTTAACAAATAAATATGGAAAAATAAAAAGAATACAAAAAGAATACAAAAACAAAAATATAAAGATTTATATTATTATAATTTATATGAAATTCTATTTTACTCCAGGAAATAAATCGAATGCAAAAAGAATAATAAATTATAATGCATTATATAATGAGTTAAATGCGAATTCATTAAATCAAAATTATTCGCCACCTGAATGCTCTTGTATTCCTGAAATATTTAATAAAGATATTTATGCTACAGATACAAATTCAGCGAGAACATCATATAATTATAGAGTTTCTCAAATAGTAAAATATTCAAAAGGAGGCAAATATCAAGTTGGTAATTTTTATTTAGGACAACCATTAAATTTAAATTATTTAGGTAGATATGAAGGCATGCCTGGCGGAAGTGGAAGGCCACCAACCAATAGATTTTAATATACTTATTTGAAGCTGAATTATTATGCGTATTAAATTATTTTTTTGAAAAAAAAATAATATTTTCTCACTTAATTCTATAATGACAAAATTTTCTAGAACATCAACAGGTAAATATTCTGTATCAGGCAAAACATATGAAATGTTAATAGGAACACGCGCACAAGTCTGGCACGGCACAGCATTCAAAACAACTGGAGGATTAACTCATGGTGATTTAATGAAGAATAAAACTGGTCGTATTGTTTCTAAATCGAAACATAATAGTGCAAAGAGAGAGAAACGTCTTGTTAAAGCTGGTTACTTAACCAAAAAGGGGCATTTTGGTTTTGTTAAAAAGGGAAAAACCATGAGAAAAAAACAAAAAGGAGGTTCGACAAATAATCCTGTAAAAACAATACCAACTACGCAACAAGCAACTACACAACAAGCAACTATGCAACAAGCAACTATGCAACAACCAATTACACAACCCACAACAGTACCCCACTAAAAGGAGGACGCAGAATGAAAGGTGGTGCGATGTCAGCTTTAAATCCCTCACCTATATAAGGCATTGGAAAAACGAGTGGCGATAACTTACAATTTGTAGCAGGAAACGCAAATTAAATCCAAAAAAAATAATATATAATAAAAATTTTGTATATATTATTTATTTCTATAGAACCCAATCAATTTTGATAAAACTATCATAAACAATATACTCGTTTATTTTGTGAGATAAATATTTTTCAAAATACCTTTTGCTAACAATAATTTTTGACGAATGTAGATTACAATACTTATAATAATAATTATATGCATCATCAAAAGAAAGTAAAGATAAGTTACTATTTTTGTCGAGTTTTTTATCTTTAACAGATTGTTCTTTAATAAAATCAAATGAGTTACTAACATCACACGGCTTATCCCATAAAATACAACTAATATTAAAAATATATTTGTCATCTATTATTTTGATGAATGGGTAAAAATGTTTTAATATTTTCAATATATTGCCTTCAGCTATATTTCCATTTGTCATAAGTTGTTCTGTTGTTTGTTTTACCCATAGTTTAAAGAGAGAAGATAATTCATCAATTTCTAGTTCATTATAAAAAAGTGCAGTATTATGAATAGTTATATTATTTTCCCAAAATTTAATAAAATCACGATAAAATGGCAAATATTTACTTGTTATATCATTAAAAGTATCTGTATTTTCATCATAAACATATTTGTCCTTAATTAAATTCTTAAATGTATTTGAATAAATTATATTCGGTAAGTTATTATCAGAAAGAAATTGTTTCCAAACGAAATGTAAATTTTTCCATTCCATTTTACATGTATTTGCAGAATTAACTATATATTTACTACAAAAATCGTTAACTATCTCTTGTTGTTGGTTTCCCTTCAAATAATAAGCATATGTTTTAAGTTCATCATCAGATTTAATTTCGATAAATTTGTCTGAATTTTCATATCTTTTAGAGTAATGTATTGCTACACATAATAAATCTAGACCAATTTTTTTCAAAATTTCTCTCCATAAGTTTGAGGTAAACCCCTCATTTATTTTAATGAGGCGACAGTTATCATAAGAATGGTTTTCATGATATTTTGTCATAAAGTTAAACGTAATGCCATTAATACCAATAGCATTTTGAGAAATATAATCTAGTTCGTTAAGTAATTTTCTCATTTGTTGATTTATTAGAAATATTAAATTTGTATTTTTTTTTAATATATTATCTCCTATGATTGTCAAAAAATATTTTACTGAATTTTTACACGAAAATAAAGAAGGATATAAAACGTTTAATACATGTTGAATTGTGTTTGTCTCTGGAATAGAATCAAATAAACTTCTCTCTTTTATTTGTTTAATAACATTCGCCTTTGTCTTATACTTCCATTGCATAAGCACTTTTTCCTTTGTTATACTAGAGAGAAGTTTATGAATAATTTGATCTTCTTTTATAATAAAATAACTTGTGCCATCATACTCGTAAAACAATTCATTCGTATTTAAAAAGAAATATCTATTTTTGTTAAGAAATATTTGTATAAAAATTTGCTGTTCATTTAAAAGAAAAGTATTTCTATTTACTCTTTTCTCGTAATTATTAAATTCCATTTCAAGTATATTGGGTAGGTATTTTGTTATATGTTTTTCAATGCGTCTTAGCATATATTCGTCATTTTCATATTTTTTTATGATAGTTGTAATTACATTTTCGCATTTTGTCTGTATTTCTACACACATGTTTATCGGTGTGTCTGTGTCTGTTAACATTCTATATGTATATATAAATGTTTTTAAATTAAAAATTATAAAGTGTAATTATAGTATATGAAAGGTGTTTTATTTCCAAAAAAATATGTGCCGAAGAGCATAACCAACAGAGATAGACGTATGCAGGCCAAAATGTTAATGAAATCGAGACGTTTTTATAAAAAAGGGAAGTATTATACTAGGAAGAAATTGCCTTCATTTAGAACAAAAAAATCGCATTTTATCGATGAAGCAAAAAATATGTATAAAGTTAGTAAAATAGGAGCCACTAATGAGTTAGCAAAATCTACGAAATGCACAAAAAGTTCATTGGCGAAAATAATACAAAAAGGTGAAGGAGCATACTACTCTTCTGGTTCTAGGCCAAATCAAACAGCGCAATCTTGGGGAATAGCTAGATTAGCAAGCGCTATAACTTCAGGAAAAGCAGCCGCAGTAGATTATTCTATTTTAGAAAAGGGTTGCGTTAAGGGTTCGAAAGCTTTACGTCTTGCAAAAAAAGCTAAAGAAAAAGGAACAAGAAAAGCACCTAAAGTGAAAATGTAATATTTAAATGCGTTTAATATTTTTTATACATAAGTATTTAAAGATTTAAAAATAAAATAGTTATAATGTCTACATTTTCAAATAAAAATCATGAAACAACAAAAACAGACGGTAATGTTTTAACCATAAAAACAATACAAATTGCACCTTTTAGAACACTAATGACTGCATTAAAAGATATACTTTTAGAAACAAATATAACATTTCAGGCTGATGGAATTCGAATTATTAATATGGATAAGTCACATACTATTTTAGCATATTTACATTTACCTTCACAAAATTTTGAATTTTACGAATGCAAAAAAGAAAAAATTATAATAGGTGTAAATATGTTCCATTTGTTTAAGTTAATAAATTCAATTGATAACGACGATACTTTAACAATATATATTGAAAATGCGGATTATGTCGATGGAATAGTATCACATTTAGCATTAAAATTTGAAAACGGAGAGATTAAACAATGTAAAACACAGAAACTCAGATTAATTGAGCCAGAACAGGAAGAGTTACAATATCCTGACGTAAAATTTTCGTCTATCATTAATTTGCCATCAGCTGATTTTCAGAAAATCATCAGAGATTTATCATGTATATCTGATAAATTAGAAATAAAGTCTGTAGGTAATGAGTTGATATTTAAATGTTCGGGTCAATTTGCTTCTGCTGAAATTCATCGGGCTGAATCTGACGGAAGTATGGGTTATATTTTGAAGCAAGATGCCTCAAAAGTTATACAGGGCGAATTTTCTTTAAAAAACTTAGGTTATTTTATTAAGTGTACTAACTTATGTCAGCAAATTGAAGTTCATTTAGAGAATGACTTACCGTTAGTTGTAAAATATAATGTTGCAAGTCTTGGTGAAATTAAATTATGTTTAGCTTCTTTACCCGTTATATAATTTTTTTAGTTTTTATTTATTTTAGTTTTTATTTATTTTAGTTTTTATTTATTTTAGTTTTTATTTATTTTAGTTTTTATTTATTTTAGTTTTTATTTATTTTAGTTTTTTTTATATAATTTTTAACTATATAAAAAAACATGTTTTTTATTTATTATGTAGGAAAACCAGGTTGAGGGAGACACATGCCGGCTATCCCCCAGTTTATACTGGTCCAAATATTATAATTATGTCCTTTCATTTCTTTTGTTTCTTTCAATATTTTACCATTACAAAAAGGACAAACATTATTTTTTAAACATTTATAACAATCACTACACATTTTATGTGATGAAATATCTCCAACAGCATAAATATGTTTAAGGACTTTCACTTCATTTTTTTCTTCCATACATATTTGACAAGTATCAATTTTAATAAATTCATTCATTTGTAAACGTACTTGTTGTGTATAAATTAACTTAAAGTCTCTATATTATTATATTTTTGGTTTTTATATTTTTTTTTTTAAAATAAATATAAATATAATATATTAAATTTATATATGTCAAAATACTATTCAAACTATACACAATATTTAGGTTCTCAAAAATGTTGTAATTTAAATTCTCAAGGTCCTATAGGACCTATAGGACCAACTGGTCCCGCTGCTATAGGAACACTAGGAAATACAGGACCATTAGGCCCTACTGGACCAACAGGAAGAAGTTGTAAAGGCCCTACTGGCCCAACAGGACAAGCAGGTAAATCATTTATTGTTGACCACCCAATAGATGTAAATAAATATTTAGTTCATGTTTGTCTTGAAGGTCCGGAAGCAGGGGTTTATTATAGAGGAAAAGGCGAAATTTTAAATAGAGAATGCGTTGAGATCGAATTACCACCATATCTCGATAAGTTAGCTTACGATTTTACAGTTAACATTACCCCTATTTTTAACGGTATAATAGTAGCACTAAGTTGTGGAGAAGTTGAAAATAATAAATTTAAAGTCTATGGAGATAATACTAAGTTTTATTGGACTGTATACGGTAAAAGATATGATATTGATGTAGAACCAAATAAAAATGAAGTGTTCATTAAAGGTGAAGGTCCTTATTTATATTTATAAAAACAAAAAACAAAAAAAACAAAAAAATACAAAAAAATACAAATAAATAATTTAATAATTTAAAACTAAACTATCATTATGATCACATTTATAACAGTTAAATAAAGAAGAATTTTCTAAATATACTAAATACCAAATATTTACTTCCCACATAAGCGTTTTTTGGTCATTCATTACTTGAATACATTTTTCCTTTATTTTTTCAGCAAATTCACATAACGAAAATTTAGTTCCGCCAAATACTCCTCCAGCAAAATACCATGTTATATCTCTATAAATATCTAACAAGTATGAATTATTAATATTCCAAATTGTTCCTATTCTAATTTTTTCATATTCTTGGTCTTTTAATTTTTCTATTTTTTGAATAAAAGTTTCATCGCTATCATTTTTAAATATGTAACGAATTCCGAAATCGACCCAAATAAAAGAATCTGTATGAAAAAAATCTAATTCAGTAGCCTTCCTGACCCATTCTGTTTTATTACACATAGTAAACATAAAGTCCAATGTATCTTTCGTTATATTATTTGTATTTAAATTAAAATTTGTAATATTTTCTCTATAATCTTCAAAATACCAATCAAATTTTTTTATTGGAATAATAACAGTATATTCATTTATATAAATTTTCAATTGTTCATATAGATTATCTTCAATAAATATGATTTTAGGTACTTTAGCTTGCATCAATATGATACCATCATTTAAATATTTTTCTACAGGATATATACTATTTACGTTCGTCAAAAAGCAAGAAACAATAGTATTTTTTGACATTATTAACCTTTTAATAGAAATAGAGCCTTTTATTTAAATAATAATTTTTAAAAAATATTATTTAAATAAATAATTAAGTAAATAAATAAAATGAGTTTGAATGTTATTCGTAAACAAAATATTTATCCAATAATTATTCCTATTTTACATTTTGTAGATAGATATAATCATCATAATTCTTTTTTTGAAATGAACCCATCTTTACATATAGACACAGAAGGAAATGTTGTTATATTAATTAGAAATATTGATTATCGTATATTTGGAGAAAATAAATTTACTACTTATAACCATCCTACAAATTCCATTTATATGATAATGAAAGGTAATATTGTAAAAAATGAAAAGATGGATATTGAAAATTTCTCTTTTGAAAAAATAGATTACAATTATGATTTGCCTACGTATCCTACTTTTTGGAAAGGAATGGAAGACATAAGATTTGTAAGTAAAACAGAAATTTTAGTTACCGTTCCAGAATGTAACATAGGTGGTAACCCGTGTATACTAAAAGCAATTATTACAGATAATAAAATACATTCTTTTAAAGAATGTTTACCAAATAAAATAGAAAAAAATTGGATGCCATTTTTAAATTCTGACGGAATAAATAAAGTAATTTACTCTTTGGAACCATTTTTAATTAAGTCTATAGAGGATGAGGATTTCGAAAAATGGGAATTAGAAGAAGATATATCACTTCAATTAAAAAATTATCATGGGTCTACTAATGGTATTTATTACAATAATTATTATTGGTTTTTAATACATATAAAAAAAGATAGAATATACCATAAATGGATTAAAATTGATATAATTAAAAAACAAATTCATGTTTCCAAAGAGTTTGTTTTTTTTACACATTCCTATGTAGAATTTCCGACAAATCTATGTCTGTTTGATAATAGAATTTTTATTAGTCTAGGTGTAAACGATATCAAAGCCTTTATTATAGAAATTGCTTTGGATGAATTAGAAATCTATTTTTAACTAAAATAAATAATTTATTAACTATATTTTACGATTGAATCTATATACTTTTTATCGTAAATTCCAATTCTAGTTGTGCGATCCCAATTACTATAATTCATAATAACTCTTTCTTCCTCAACCAATATACTTAAACAGTATTCGATTGGGTCTCCTTCAAATTTAAAAGGTGCAGAATAACGTAATAATTTCATATCTCTATCAAACACAACAATCATATGATAATAATGTCTTGGGGATTCATAAGATACGATATGTGTAACAAACCAAATTTCTTCTTCGGTAATGTCAATTAAAATGTTACCGTTATGTGTTTGGTCAACTTTTTTGCAATACTTGAACCCGCAACTAGAACCACGGACGCGCGAAAATATTTTAGGCATTTTTACCTCTTTAATTAACGATAATATATTTTTAGATGCATTCATTTTGCATATTTGTAACGGGTGCCAATTATATATTACATGTGTAGAATTGTCATAATCTACAAATACCCAATTTTTTTCACAACCGGAGTCTGAAAAATCAGGTACAATTTCCGTTTCTTCCAAAGTAAAATTTTGTAAATTATATATTCCATTTACGATACCAATTCTATTGTTTTTATGAAATCCAGTTCCAATAAAAAGTATCTCATCAGTGTTTACATCATTAAATATTCTTACGTCTTCAATTCCAATGTACCTTCTGTCCACAAAGTTTAGGTCTATCCATTTATCATTAATGGTATTAAATTCATGATCGAATTCTACAAATCTATTAAGTGTTATAATATGTTTGTCACAATTCAAATAGTTTCCTTGTTCTGTAATATTATAATTGACAAATCTTATATTCATTATATATCCGTTATTTGTTTTATTAGGTAATAAACAACTTGAGGAAGACTTAAATAGTGTCTCTTCTCCATTTATGTTTCTAGTGTGTTGGTTATCTACTACTATATCTAATGAACTTGTTAATTTGTCTTTATAAAATTTCATATTACTTAGTAAATTATTTACTTCTGGTTCACAAAATGAATTGTTAAAAACTTTTACAGCTTCATCATTAATATTTTTTACACCTAGGTATGAACAAAACACCGTATATTCGTAATATATTTTAGACGTATATACTTCGTCGTGCAAGAATAAATATTGTGTTCTGTCATTTTTCTGATCAAGAATTTTTACAGCTTGTTGATAATATATATTTGCGAGCTTTTGTTTTGATATAACTCTGTAATGCTTAATAATTTCATAAAGTCCTTCTAGACGTTCAGGATAATATTCGAAACCATCTAACCAACTCTTTATGGCTTCATCGTTTTTGCCCATATTTTTATAACAATGACCAGTTCTAAAATAACTGTACCAAACTTCTTCTCTCCATCCACCTAACTTAATACGTTTTTGATACATATTTATTGCTTCGCCAAATCTACCTAAGTCATGATAACTATTTGCCAGATAGAAATGATATCTTACATTGTTCGGCTCTTCTTTTATACCGTCTAAAAGTAATGAAATGTCTCTTTCAAATTTGTTTTGTTTAGAACCTCCATCTCCAATATCTCTAATAAACAATTTATTTTTTTCAAAACCCAGAACTGTGCTGTTGCTGGGAATATCAATATATTCATGTGTCACTCCACAATAACTATATAGTCCGTTATTTTTTAATATTCTCATATTTTGGTAATAAAAACTATCATTACCTTGTAAAATATGAAAGCTATCTGCTTTTAGTAATTCTGCTTTGTCGAAATTATTAACCTCTAAAACCATATCAGCATCGAGTAATAAAACGTAGTCTGATAATCCAATACACGATTTAAGAGCAAAGTTTCTGTTATGACAAAAGTTTTTAAAAGGTTCGCAAACTACTTTTCCTGGTATTCCTTTGTTTTTGAAGTATTCTTCTATTAAGGTGACAGTATTATCTGTAGAACCTGTGTCACATATGCAATAACTGTCAATAATATGAGATACACTATCAAAAAGACGTTGTATAATTTTACTCTCATTTTTTACAATCATGTTTAAACATAATGTAGGGGTATTTGTATTTTTATTTAAAAATAACTCCATTATAACTAATTATTATTTGTTATTTTTAAGTTTTAATAATACAAATAATATAAATAGTAAAAAATAATGTATATTATAAATATGATGTTTCATCAGTTATATAACTCATTTAACATGTATAACTCATTTAACATGTATAACTCATTAAACATATATTATGAAATAATTGAAGATTTTATTCTATCCCTTACAATGCCAGGTGCAAAAAATGGTGAACTTCAATAAATTTTTTTTGTGTCCTTTTTATAAAAGTATATATAAAATGGCTTCTACTAGATTTTTTTATGATCCTTGCAGAACAAAAAAACAATTACAACAATCAACCGACCCAGGAAGATGGATATTAAATGTCCCGGGAAATGGAGACAAACCTTGTTATATTGAAGACCCGCAAATAATCATTCAAAAATGGGGGGCAAATTTGAGAACAAATACAATTAATTTAGAAAGTGAATTAAAGGGCGTAAACAGACAATTAGGTAAAGATTGTTTAGGAAAAGATAATTATACTAAATATAATGTTGAAAATAATGCTATTGAGTATCCAAATTGTAATAATTTATTTACTGACCAATCAAGAACAACAAATCCAGCATGGTGGTATCGTGATTTAGAACAAGTAGATTGGTATTATCCTCCTCTAAATCCACAAGAAAATACATGTTTACCTTTTCAAAATAATTTAAGCACTAGAATTTTAGAAAAAGATTATTTTACACCAAAAAGAGATTGTATTGTTAATGAAACCAAAAACTATTTACCATATAGTTTCAATTTAATAAGAGGTGGTTATGTAGGTGGTCCTAATACATGCCAACAAACTGATTCTTGTGCTCCAGCAAAAAGAGCATAAATATATAAAAATATATAGAAATAGATATAATCAAAAATATATAATCAAAAATATATAGAAATAGACAAAATAAATAAAGAAATAAAGGAAAAAACTATAAATAAAAAATAAAAACAAAAAAGTGAAAAAAAATTATATTTTATATACAATACAAATCAATAAAATATAATACTTTATATATATAACTATGGAATTAGCGATCCCTTTAATAGCATTAGGCGGAATTTATATAGCATCAAATCAACAGCCAAAAAAAAATTGCAGTGAAGAAATTTTAAAAACACAACAAAAAAAAGAGAATTTTTCAAACATGGGTGCAACTACAAATTATTTACCTAACACAAATGTTCCTCCTCAAAATTATCCTGTTCCGAATATAAATCAACTAGTAGATACGGTTCAAGAATATTCAAACCCAAATGTAGCAACTGACAAATACTTTAATCAAAATGCTTATGAAAATAGAGTAAGAAATGGAGAAAATGTTAGTAACACTATTCAAGACACATATTCTTTGACTGGTAACTATTTAAATTCAGCCCAATTTAAACATAACAATATGGTTCCCTTTAATGGTGGAAAAGTAAAAGGATATACATATAGAGAAAATACAGCTGAATCTGTTTTAGACAATATGATCGGATCCGGATCTCAAGTAATAAAAAAAATAGAACAAGCGCCTTTATTTAAACCAGAAGACAATATGCAATGGGCGTACGGAATGCCAAATCAGAGTGATTTTTATCAGTCACGCGTAAATCCTAGTACAAAAAATAATAATGTCAAACCGTTTGATACAGTTATGGTAGGTCCTGGTCTTGATAAAGGTTACGGAATAAATGGAACTGGTGGTTACAATTCTGGAATGGAAGCACGAGATAAATGGTTACCTTATACTGTAGACCAATTAAGAGTTGATACTAATCCTAAATTAGTATATGAGCTAAAAAATCATGAGGGTCCTGCAAATTCCTTTATTAAAACTGCTTCAGGTACCGAAGTTTTAGGCCGTGTTGAAAAACAAAGACCAGACACATTTTTTATTAATAATCAAGACCGATGGTTAACTACTACAGGAATGGAAAAAGGCGAAACCCTAAGGTCTATTCAAGAAATGGGAATTGTTAGACGAAATGACGTTACAAATGATTATATGGGTCCTGCAGGTTCTACTATAGTAAAAGCTGCACATGCGCCTGAAAATTACGAGCCAGCAAAACGTCAACAATCTTTGCCGACAGAAATAAATCATTCAAAAGCTACAGGAAGAGGCCCACACACAGACGGAGATTTATTTTTACGAAGTCACACAAATTATGAAAATCACAGAAGTACTGTTAAACAACCAGACACCATTAGAAGTAGTTTTAGTGGCGCTATAGGTGCTGTAATTGCTCCAATAATGGATATTTTCAAACCTACACGTAAAGATGAAACAATACATAATGCTCGCATCTATGGTGAAGCGTCAACAACAGTACCTAAAAGTTATGTATATAATCCTCAAGATGCAACATATACGACTATCAAGGAAACAACTCTTTATGCTCCACATTTTAACATAAACAATCAAAAAGAGAGTACGTATGTTAACAATTATACGAGCCCCGATTTCACGCAGAGGGATACAACTAGTAGCGAATATTTTACAGCTGCAGGTGGATATGCTACAGCATATGGAGATATGAATTATAGTGCTGCATATAATCAACATAATAACGATATAAAGTCACAAACAATACATAACAGAACGAACCAAGGAGGAACACAAATATTTAATCAAAAAATGAACGTGCAATGTAAGGATGATACTGATAGATTTGAAGGCAGAGTTAATCCAGCATACTCTACGTTATCTGGAATTCCTCCTTCATTACAAACATATGGCGCTGTACGTGCACCACAATATTATAACGAATGTCAAACATGTGATAGAATACAACCTGATATATTAAATGCTTTTAGACAAAATCCATACACACATTCTTTATCTACTTCTGTATAAAAAAGAAAAAACAATTTATAAAATAAATTAAAGATTTACATATATATAATTTATTAAAAATGTTAAAAAAAAATATGTACCCTATATGTGCTGAAAGTTTTAGAAAATGGTATTTATCAAACGAAACATATAAAAAATTTTATCAGAATTTAGGTACATTCGAAATATTTGATGTTACACTTAGGGACGGACTTCAAGGTTTAACCATAGAAGAACAAGAGACATTTACAATAATAGATAAACTAAAAATTTACAACAATATTAAATTTAAATATGAACCAAAAAATATTGAAGTTGGTTCTTTTGTATCAGAAAAGGTGTTACCAGTATTTAAGGATACTTTGAGTGTATTAAAATTCGTCGACACTTATACTGAAAACATAAATAATTTTATAGTTATACCAAATAAAAATAAATTTAGTGAGCTACTGAATGAACACCCAGAAACAGAGGTTAACAATATTTCGTTAATAACATCAGTATCAAATAGTTTTCAGCTAAAAAATACTAAAATGTCTTTAGAAGTATCTGATAGTGACATACGTACTATATTAACTCAATTGGCAAATTATAAAAATAAACAAAAAGTAAAACCAAATGTAAAGTTATATGTTTCATGTATTAATGAATGTCCTATTGAAGGTAAGATAGATAATGATTTTATAGTTCACCGATTATTAAATCTAAGCAAAATGAAAGTAGATAATATTTGTTTATCTGATACTTGTGGAACGCTTACATTAGAAGATTTCGAATATATTATAGATACATGTTTTTACTTTGGTCTACAGCCTAGTCGTCTTTCTTTACATTTACATATAAACTCTGAAAGAGAGAGTTTTGTGGAGCAAATTTTTTTCAAAGCATTAGAGTATAAAATTTACAAATTTGATTTATCTAATATAAATACTGGCGGTTGTTCTGTTACTATGAAAAAAGAACAACTTAGTCCAAATTTGTCTTATGAGTTATACTATAAATATTTATGTAACTACATTATAAAAAAATCTTTATAATTACAAATATTATCACCATTCTGAATACAGTTGTAAAATAAATAAATATTTTATATTTTATTAATTACGTTATATTAAAATATAAAAACACCCTTTAAATTATAATAACTAATTATGATATTAAATATACATCAAAACATAAAAGATAAATTGGAATACTTTTATTCTATTCATAAAATACCAAATATTATTTTTCATGGTCCTAGTGGAAGCGGTAAAAGAACGATTGTTAATGAATTTGTTCATAAAATTTACGGTAACGATAAGGATAAAATCAAGACATTTGTTATGTATGTTAACTGCTCTCATGGTAAAGGTATTAAATTTATAAGGGATGAATTGAAGTTTTTTGCAAAAACACATATAAACTCAAATGGAGGTAATATTTTTAAAAGTATTGTATTGTTAAATGCAGACAAATTAACTTTAGATGCGCAATCAGCACTACGTAGATGTATAGAACTTTTTAGCCATAATACACGTTTTTTTATTGTGGCTGAAAATAAATATAATTTAATGAAACCAATATTATCACGCTTTTGTGAAATTTATGTTCCTGAACCTATATTAAACGGAAAAATAATAAACTTATATCAATACAACTTAAACGAAGTTTTTAAAATTAAAGACATAAAAACAAACCGATTAGAGTGGCTAAAGAAAGAATTAAAGGCAGTAAACTCAAAAATAAATGTAGAAAATTTAATGGCACTTTGTATAAAACTTTATGAAAAAGCATACACAGCATTAGACATAATAAATATTTTAGAAAATACTAAATTTTTAGATAATATTCTTACTATTGAAAAAAGATATGAATTAATTGTATGTTTTAGTCGAGCAAGAAAAGAATTTAGAAATGAAAAACTATTAATATTATTTATATTGAATTTTGTGTTTTTAAGTTCAGAACAATCTTTAGAAAATATAAGTTTTATTTAAATGGACGATTTTAATGTTAGTTCACTTCATGAATCGCGAAATGAATGGTCTTCAAGATTAGTTACTATATTAACCCCTCTAATCATAGATGGTTATAAATCTATTTTGAACGAAGCAATTAAAATATGTAAAGAAAATGGAGAAATGGAAAAATATTTAATGACATTTCAAAATTTTATTTCTAGAATTCCTAAATGGAATGCTACTATAATTGAAACAGAGAGAAAAAGAATTTGCGAAAAATCAGGCTGTAACTATTTAGTTGATTTGGTTACATGTGTTCATATTATTCAACTAAAAATTTTAACTGCGATGCGTGTAGGACAAAAACAAAAAAAGATTGATATAAAAATACCCAATTTAGATGATTTTATTCATAAAACGTATATTAATGTAGCCAGAAAAATATATAAAAATGTATATTTATTTGAAATAGATATACAGCCACTTCAAGTGCAAAAAAACCATAGGGAATTGGAAATAATCGTACAAGAAGGTATTTTAAATACGTTGAGAGAAAGTATTCCAGTAGAAGCTATATTGAAGGCTTATATGGACGAAACTGTAGAAGAAAACGTTGTTGAGGAAATTAGAGAACAAATAATCGATGAGCCTGTTCATGAGAAGCCGCAAGTTTCGCAAAACCCAATGGATAACAATTTACAGGTACAAAAAGGTAATTTAAAATTTAATGACATTGATTATGTTTCTTCTGGTGACGGAAATATAACAAGTGTATCCGCTCCTAAAGACTTAAACCGTTTAGAAGAAATAAGCATAATTAGAAATCAACAACGTAAAGCAGAGAACGATGATAATGATGATGTTTCTAAAATAAAAATTACAGACCAAAATGTTGAATTAGATATTTTAGATATTCATAACATTGAAGAACCAAAAATAGATTTGTTGCCTGATTTATTGATTGAAGATATAGAAATATTAGAATAATTTTGCGTAAAATATATAATGTGTTTTTAGACAAATATTTTAAATGCTAAATATGTTTTTTGTTGCTACTGTAATTTCAATAACTTATTTAATTGCCAAATTTTTGGAAATGAGATTTATTGAGAAAGAAAATAAGCCATTAAAACTATTGGTGCGAGATGCACTATTAGTATATTTTAGCGTTTTAATAGGACTTTTTGTTTTAGATCAATTAAGCCCTGTTATGCAAAATGGAGGCGATAATGTGAAAGTTACGCCTGTTTTTACAGATAATCCTGGGTTCTAATTTTTTATATAAAAATTTTTTTGGTTTTTATGTAAAAATATATTACTAAACTATTATGCTTTAATAAAATTCATTGATCTTCCGTCTTGGTATATGTGGAAGTCACCTATTTTTGGCATTAAATTATAATAACCCTCATTTTTTGCTAAAAAGTGCGGTTTTAGAATATATTCTTCTAATTCTTTACAAGCATCCTTAACATTATTTATTTTTTTGGGAAATCCTAATTTTACGATTTCTTTAGTTCCAAATGTTTTTTTAAATACTATTTTATCTAGCAAATTTTCAAATGTCGGATGTATATTTCCAATGGGTAATATGTCATTTTTTATAATATTAATTAATCTTAAGTCAGCACTTATGTTTCTATTTTGTGAAGTTATATAATCAAAAGTACCAGCTGGTATTTCTGGACCTAATATAGCAAAGCCTAAATTTTCTCCGCATGATGGGTTACATTCTTTTATTTTACATATTTTTTTGTATGTATCTAATGATGTTTGTGTTCCATCATCATAATATGCCCTCCCATAATCTATTATTTTAGCAATATATCTAGAGTTAAATTTAACTGTTTTTCCTGAAGTTAAATGATAATTATATGTCATATATGCACCTTTTATTGGTTCATACAATAAAACATTACTTCCGTGTAAATCGTAATGGGTAAATTCATTTGCTAATGTTGCTAGGGGCATATATACTTGATACAAAATACTTGGTAAATCATAATTAATCAACATCATTTGTTCACCAACACTCGTTTTTCTTGAAATTTCTGTGATAAAATCTTCTATAGTTTTTACGTCTTTTACGTGTTGTATTAATAAGGCTATGTATTTAGACTTTTGACAGCCAACAACATAATCTATATTAGGCAAGTAATTTAAATACTTACTTAATTCGCTTATAGGTAATGACTTTGTATTTTTAGAAGAAACCCATGATGTATTATCTTTATATAAAAACATTCCATACGTTTCTAGAAAACAAGGAAAAATTTTGTTTTGTTTATTTATAAAATTAATACCCACTTCATATTCATACATCAGATTGTCAGAATCATTTTGTATTGATGATTTTAACACTGTATATGATTCATAATTGTTTCTACTATATTTAATTTCTTTAACAAAACCATTTGCAGAAACAGCACCAATCGCTTTAGTAGGTGAAACTGCATATTTAAAATTAATAAAATGTTCAAATAATTCATTAATTTTTTTCACTTCTGTTCCAAAAGAAATACACGCACCAGAATCAGCGCAAATAGTTTTTAAATAGTTGGCGCGTAGCTTGCTTTTATTTTTTAAAACAAAAGTGCCGACTTTTTTAAGGGCATTTTCTCTATCTTGTTGTTTTTTTAACTGTTCTTGATATAGACGTTCTTCTTGGTCTAATAATTCTTGTTGTTTTAACTTATGTTTGTTTGTTTTATTTAATATAAAGTTACTTATTTTTTTTGACGCTTTTTCTCTGTCTTCTTGTTCTTTCTCTAACAACTTACGTTTTTTCGTTTTATTTAATATAAATGTTCTTATTTTTTTCGATGCTTCTTTTTTAGTTATTTTTTTCTTTTTTTTTATCATATCACAATTTTTGTCTAAAGTATAAAATTTTGATATTCTACAGTATTTTCTTGTGCCTTTTGTATATTGACATAATCTTGTTTTTTCTTTACAATTTTCTTCAGGTAATTGACGACATCTAGAAAAACATCTTTTAGTTTTTGCCATTTTATATAATAAACATATAAATAAAAATATTATCTACCAGTCCATACTTTAACAACATATCTTGGTACTCTATTTTTTTTTAAATCGTTTTCATATTGTTCGAAAGTATAACCCCATTTATGGTATTCCATAATATTTCCGAATAAAGATTTACTTGCGGTTATTTTTGGATTTTCAGCAAAAAATATACATCCTAATATTCTCTCTAAACAACATCTATCAGCTCTACAAAAAACTGAGTTTATCATATTCATGAGGTTGTATTTATTTTCTAAGAGGTTTAAAAAATTATGATTTATAAATGTTTGTGCGCCGAAACATCCATACCATTTTAAGTGAGACAGTCCAATAGCAAAATCATTATGAGTTAACTTTTTTTGGACGTCTCCTATATTTTTTAGAACATTAGATATTCTTACAGTATTTGTTATATTTTCTTTATCTGAATAAAAATGCCATAATGGGATAACATTTATTCCAATTAGTCTTTCAAAATTAACGCGTTTATGAAAAAATACGCTATCATGGACTATAACAGCATTTTCAAAAAATTTATTTTTAATATAATAATAATACGCCAATAGCTCGCCTCTACCTTTAAATTCTGATTGTATAGTTGTAACATTTATATAATCGACATCCGCTTTTAAGAATTGTTCGTTGCTATTATCGTCAATTATAATTATTTTTTTATAAGGATAAAATGTTTTTATACATTTTACACAACGGTTCCAATACATATTGGTTTTTTTCGAATTTACATGTCTAGTAATAATAAAACCGAATAAATCCATAATATATATTTTATTTAATTTATTTGATAATTAAATGCAAACATTTAGCCAAATAAATTAAATTTGTACAGGAATATTATCTATGTTAATAACATCGTTAGGAATTTCACCCTTAAAGTTTGAGTATTTTTTAAATTCTGGACGTTGAAGTTGCGCATGAGGTTTATGGTTATGAACTAGACGTGCAATCATTTTATATAGTTTGAATTCTGGATATCTGTCAGTCCCATTATTTTTATATAACATATTAACACCTTTATCGTCTAAGCACCATTCAACAATTAATTTTTTTACAGGGTCTTTACATTTATCTAAATTTTGTATTTCTTCAAAGTCTTCAACTATATAATCAAAAATAGAGCATGCCAAACGACATAAATCAAAACTATAATTTGGTTCTAATCTTGGTTTTTTTTCGTTAAAATAAGGTTCTGTATTGTACTGAGTTGCAGCATCTCCTCCCATTTTAAAACTGTCACTACAGAAAACATTGCCATTAAATTTATATATACTTCTTCCAAAATCTATGATTTTAAATATTCGCCCGAAAGTAGGAACTTTATAGTATTTTTGTTTGTAACAATAATATAAATACTTTTTTTCAGTATGTATATACATTATGTTATTTGTATGTAGGTCATTATGTGTAAAATTAAATGCTTTTTGATAAGTTATTAATATCATAATTATTTGCATAAAGGCTGAAAACCATTCATCTGTACTTAGATCTGTCGTTAATATTAGGTTGTCAAATGTATTTTCGCAGTTTTCCATACAAATTACTTGAACTGGGAATTTAGGTATAGTAGCATATATTTGTTCCTCTTCAAATTCGCTTTCATCATCAAAAGAGTTATCATCTTCGTCATCTTCGTTTTCATCAAGTTCATCGTTATCTTCTCCTTTGGGACAGTTGTCGCAATTTTCATCCCCATCATCTTCGTCATTACCTTCTTCGTATTCTTCTGTTGTGTGGGAAGATCTCGAAGAACAAGTTGAATTAGATTTTAATGTGACATTTTTGTTTTCATTATTTTTATTTTCGTCGTTATTTTCATAACTATCTTTTTGTAATTCGTGTAGTTCTGTAATATCTATTAAGCTTAACAACGTGTCTTCACTATTTTTTACTTCTTCATTTGTCTCTTCAAAAATATCTTCAAATATATCGGCATTTAAAGATTTTATTGATATATTTGATTTTGAACTTATGTTATGTTGTATTGTGATTGGCTTTAGTTTGGTTTCTTCTTCAGAAAATAAATGAGAGTAATCATCTACCGTAAATAATATATTTTTATTTTTAACGAAAAAATCAGAATTATTTAAATAATCTATATCGTCAAAAACATTTAATTTAAAATTATTTTTTATTGCTAAAAAAGATGCGTAGTAGTCTACTCCGTTTATAAAATTATAGTTATGTATTAAATTACTCGATAAAAATGCAAAAAACGCATCGACATAAGCCGAATTATTTGGGTCTATAAAATTATCCATTGTACTATTTTCATTAGAGTTTACATCAGGTAGCAAATATATTTTTTCATTTTCGTTATATTTACCTATTAAAAATTTATATGGATCTATTAATGGTGCTAATTTAAAAAATGCTTCTTTGTCTTTTGTTTTGTTGTTATTTATATTTTTAATACGACAATTAAAAACGTTTTCACCATTAATAGAACAATCTCCTACACTTGAAATATACCATTTATTATTTAAATTTATATTGTTATAATTTGTTTCGTTTAAAGAAAAAAATCTTTTATAAATAGGTATATAATTCTGTGTATTAGAGAGAAAAAGCCCTTCTTGATTTTCTAAACTTTTAAAAAGTTCAGCATTTTTTCTTTTTTGATAATTTATATTTATCATTAGCTATTAAATATATAAATTATATGTGTTTTTAACTTATTATATGAATTATATATATAACGTTTTTGCGTAAAATTGGTATTTTTTTAATTTCTAAAATAATAATAATGACTTTAGAACTTAAAAAGTTTGATATGAAAAATATTAGTTTCAAACCGAATGAAAATAAAGGTCCTGTTGTTGTTTTAATCGGTAAGCGTGACACAGGTAAGTCTTTTCTCGTAAGAGATTTACTATTTTATCAACAGGATATACCTATTGGAACTGTTATTTCGGGAACAGAAGAAGGGAACGGATTTTACGCTAAGATGGTGCCGAAATTATTCGTTCATAATGAATATAATACGGCTATTATAGAAAATGTTTTAAAAAGACAGCGAACCGTTTTAAAACAAATAAAAAAAGAGATGGAAACATATAAACGCAGTAATATTGACCCTCGTGCATTTGTTATTCTTGATGACTGTCTTTATGATAATACATGGTCTCGTGATAAAATGATGAGGTTGCTTTTTATGAACGGAAGACACTGGAAGGTGATGTTAATCATTACTATGCAATATCCGTTAGGCATTCCCCCCACACTTAGAACAAATATAGATTATGTCTTTATTTTGAGAGAAAATTATATAGCTAATAGAAAGCGTATTTATGAAAATTATGCAGGCATGTTTCCGACATTTGAAAGTTTTTGTCAAGTTATGGACCAATGTACTGAAAATTATGAGTGTCTTGTTATTAATAATAATTCAAAGTCTAACAAATTACACGACCAAGTATTCTGGTATAAAGCTGATAACCATAATGACTTCAGATTAGGCTCTAAAGAATTCTGGGAATTGTCTAAAAGCATAAATGACGAAGATGAAGAAGAAAAATATGACCCAAATGCCGTTAAGAAACGCGGTGCTGGGCCAAAAATAAATGTAAAAAAATCAAATAAGTGGTAAATAAGTGTTTCTATTTATTTTAAATATTTTATAATTATTATGTTAATTAATAATTATTTTTTTAATTTATAATAACAATCCGTACAAGTTTTTTTCCATTCTTGACAAGGTAATTTTTTAAATGTAAAACTACAAATAAGACATTTAACAGAACACAAACTATCTTTAAAACATTTACTACAATATGTTTTCCAATTTTCATTTTCTTTAATTTCAAATTCATCGTCGCATTCCTGACAAAATTTTACTTTTATTTTATGTATAAATCTATATTGACATAAGTTACATCTTAATAAATTTACGTTTTCTGATATAAATTTATTTTCACAATCTATACAATCTTTTGATTTTGTATCACAAATATTGCACAATATATCGGTTGAATTAATAAAGTCCATAAACTCATTAGGGCATAATTTACATTTTAATATTATATATTTTTTTTCACAACTTTTACAAAAACCTTTTACAATGCCTCTATATCTATAAGTAAATTTAATTTCACAATTTATACATTCATCCTCTTTGTATTCTCTCTTATTCTTTAATATTTCTTCATTTATTATATTAATATAATTTTTATCTTTATTATTTACACATTTATTGCATATAGTTAATTTACAAATTTTATTATACAATCCTTCTCTTTTACACAGCATGCATTTTTTATAAAAATTTTCTATTTTTATTTTTTTTGCATAATTATCCTCTTTAAACATTAATTTATATTCTTCTTGTTGTTGAATTTTTTCTTTTTTAATGAGTTTTTCTTGTTTTCTTATTTTTTTATTAAATTCTTTTTCCATTTTTTCTTTTATTTTTTTTTCTTTTGCAGTCTTACGTTGTTCTTCATAAAATCCTATAGGCAATTTATTTTCTATCTCTTTTTGTCTTTCTTTGTATTCTTTTATTAATTTACTATCCGATTTAAAGTTTGCGTCGTCAGGACTTATTAGACCATATCTTTTATTACATATGCTTCCTACCTGAATACTTATTCCAGAATATTTATTTCTGAAAATACGAACCCATTGTATGTATTCATTGCATATGCAAGTTGAATTTTTATAGTTGTTATAGTGAAATCCATTAGATTCAAAATCGCTTTCTTTTGTTATATTATTAAATGCTAGTTTTAAATTTGTAAAATTTTTAAATTTTTCTATCATTTTTTTTGGATATGTGAGAAGTAAAATAAAAGCTAAATTATCTGTTTGTGTTGGTTTTTTTCCATAATTTGTTATAAAATGTTTTTCTAATGCTTCATGATACATATTATATCTTCTTAATTTTGATAAAAAGAAAGGGCTACTTTCGTCTTGTGCTGTAATAATTTCTTTATATGCAATGTTTTTTAATTCTTCATTTAAAATAACATTAGTAAATTCAACCTTACGGGTTAATCCATCATCACATTCTAAAGCATATTCTATCATTTTATTAATAATATTTTTAAAATATTATTATAATAATTATAAATATTTTATTCAATTTTATTTAAAATTATGCTCACGTATCTTCAAATTTAATACTCACTGGGTATTTAATATAACAATAGTCTCTCCAAGTAGTTGGATATTTCTGATTTAATTCACACCAATCAAATAAAATCTTGTTATTCGTCGATTTTACAGGAAATGGTTCCCATAACTTATATTTAAAATGAAACATTATATTCATTATTCCCATTTCATTTGTTTTGCAAAAGGTGTATTTATTCATAGCTTCTATTAACTGTTTTTTATTACATAAATCTAAAATATCCGTATCATAAATCCAGATGCAATTTAACATATAGTTTGAATTTAAAATATAGTCGCCATATTCTGATATTAAATCGTCAATAAGTTCGGATTTATCATTGCTTAGCTGACATTTAAATATATTAGCTTCATCTATTTTACCATCTATAGGTGCTAATATCTTTCCTTTATAATCGAGTTCCAATAAATATTTAACATCATCTAGCACACGTAATCCAGCATCTAAATATATAACGCGTTGCCATTTTTGGAAATAATTGTCAAATACATGTATTTTTTCCCATTGGACTAACTTATTGATTTCTCTTTTATCAGTTGTATCTATAAATCCATTTGGTCCGATTTTAGACAGCAAATTTGTTTTATCTATATTATTAAATTGAACTTCTATAATATTATAAAAATCTTTAAAATTTTTGTTTAGCTGGAAATCAACCGTGATAACAACTATATCACTATACCAACAACCTTTTGACCGCAAATCGATAATTGTTTTTTTTGCCTTATTAAAATAATTATTGTCAGTAACAAATACAAAAACTGTGTCTTTTTTGCTATCTAGTTTTAGTTTTTTTGTTTCAGTTGGTTCTTTTTCTAAAATGGAATAGTAATATTCGTACTGTTCTTTACTAATAACTTTATGAATTGTTATTGCAGTATTTACATCAGCTTTCAAATCGATGTGGAATAAATCATTATTAATTTGCTTTATTATGTTTTCTTTTGCAATTTCTTGTATCCATATTCCAATACACAAATCGTCGCAAAATTGTTCTTTTAAATGAATTAATGGGTAATATGCTTCATTTATGCCGATTTTTTTTAAGTAATTTTTAATAAGTGAATATAAAGATTTTGATATTGCATATCCAGCTCCTCCTGACATATATAAGCAAAATTCGTTTTTAATATGGTCGTGTTCTTTGCCGATATAATAGTTTTCGGTAGGATTATACTGCATCAACATTTGTTCTAACCTGTTGTGAAATACAAACGTATCATCATCTATAAATATATACCAGTCGTAATTAGAAATATCCATGTTATAAATAAAATGTATATACTTCCAAGTTATGTTCTGAGCGTCATCAGGACAAAGCCAACCAAATTGTCTATTATTTACATCAGGTTTAGAAGTTAAATAATAAATATCGTCTTTGTTGAAGTTTTTAAACATAACCTCCAACTGATATTTGAGTCTAGTATCGAGATATTTATCACAAGTTGATATAATATAACAAATTTTCATATTATTTATTATATTATTATTATTATCTTTAAATTAGTTTTTGTTTTTTTATTTATCTTTTTTTGGTGCAAAAGGTCCACTAATGAGTTGACTTTGTCCATAATCTGTTTTTCCTGTAACAACATTGTCACCTTCGAATAACTCCATACATATATCAGCCGTAGAAATATTTTCTTGTTCTTTTAATGCGAATTCTTGTGTATTTACATTATTTACACCAACTAAATTACCTTCTTCATCTATCGTTTGAGATAGTGTTGTTCCATATTTTTCGGCCTTTTTGACATTTTCATCAATAGCTTTTTGTTTTGTTTCTTTAATACGTTGTTCGAATGCTGTTTTAGCATTGACTTCATTTTTACCTTTTTCATGCATTAGTTGATTTAATTCTTCTTCCATATATTCAACACGACCTGTCTTATAAGCTTCAGGTTCCCATGGCATCCAAACACCTACAGGTCCAACCATAATATCGTGATTGGGATCGATTTCACGCAACATTTTACATCTTAATTCTGCTTCTTCCATTGTCGGATAAGAACCGCGAATTTTTAATCCTCTTGTAGACGTCTGAAAGTTATGTATTCGATTAAAATTTTTCTCCAAGTCAGCTTCGTTATTGTCTAAAAATGTTTTATAGTCGTCTTCAACTGTCGTGTTGGATATATTCTCTTTTTCTTCTTTAACAAAGTCTTTAAAATCGTTTGTAATATCGTCGAAAGAAATGTTATATTTGTATGAAACAAAATTTAAAAACTGTATAAATTTTTCCATCGATTTATTCAAATCCCATTTCTTTAGGAATTCTTCAAATAAAAACGCTTGTTTTTGTTTAATGATATTTTCAGGTGAAACAAAAGATACACAAACAAACTTTTGTCCTGCTATTGGTTTATCTTCTTCCAATAAATCAACATATTTAGGATTTTTTTTTCCGTTAATTTGTTTTCTCTCAAAACCGGATTTTTTGGAATGTTTATCTTTAGAATGTTCCATATTATTTAATTAAATGATTTAATTTTAAGTTTTTTATCGCATATATATATTTTTTTCTTATTATTTAATATAATGAACGGTTTAATTAACGTTGCTGAACTCGTTAAGAGAATTATTAAGTATCTTGTTGAAGGTTTAATGGTTGCCATTGCCGCATACGCTATTCCTAAACGCTCTTTGAACGTTGAAGAAATTATTTTGATTGCCTTAACTGCTGCAGCCACATTTAGCATCCTTGATACCTATATCCCATCTATGGGTGTTAATGCTCGCACAGGCGCAGGATTTGGAATTGGAGCGAATCTTGTCCATTTTCCCGGGGGGTTTTAAACTATAATATCGTCACATAGTTTTATATCATTTTAATAAAATATATTTTAGGTGACATAATATATTTTATTAAAATAATTTAAAAATTATTCGAGAGTTAAATGTATATAAAAAATGAAATATTCCAACCAAACTTTAATTGAATATTGTAACAATAACAATATTCAACTAACAACCGATTATACAGATGAAAATATAACGCGTGATAGTTATATTAAAGGTAAATGCACTATAAATGATTGCTGTAATGAGTTTAATAAAAATTTTAGACAACTAGTAAAAACAGGGGCGTATTGTCAAACGTGTATGAGCGCAATTGCTGTGAATAAAATAAGAGAAAGCCTTGTTCAATATGATTCTGAGGTTCTAATTGATTTTTGTAATAAAAATAATATATCATTATTGCAAGACTATTCTAGTCAATTTGTAAATAGATATACAGTTATAGAAGGATGTTGTTTAACTGTCAATTGCTGTAATCAATTTAGGAAACCATTTCGTCAATTGTTAAAAATTAATGGTTATTGTGAAAATTGCAGCAAAGAAAATGGTAAAATTAAAATAAAAAAAACAAATATGCAAAAATATGGTGTAGATTATGGTATGAAAAATACTGAGATTAAAGAAAAACAAAAAAATACAATTATCAAAAAATACGGTGTACAACACATTTCGCAATTAGAAGAAATTAAAATAAAAAAACAAAACACATGTTTCAGACATTATGGAGTAACGTCTCATTTAAAATCTCCTGAAATAAGAGAACAAATAAAACAAACAAATATTATAAAATATGGTGTAGAAAATCCACAACAAAACAAAGAAATAAAAGAAAAAAAAGAAAAAACAAATTTAAAAATATATGGTTGCAAATCATCATTCGGCAACGAATTAGTTAAAGAAAAAATAATAAAAACAAATATAGAGAGATATGGAGTTCCACATCATTCACAAAACGCCGAAGTAGCAGAAACAATGTTGAAAAAGTCTTATAATAAAAAACAGTATACATTTCCATCTGGCAAAATTGTGGATTGCCAAGGATACGAGCGTTTTGCGTTAGATGAACTACTTTTTACAGAAAATATAAGTGAAGAAGATATAGAAGTAGATAGAAGAAATGTACCTGAAATATGGTATAACGATAAAGATAATAAAACGCGACGTCATTATGTAGACATTTATATTAAGTCGCAAAACAGATGTATAGAAGTCAAATCTACATGGACCAATCAAGAAAAAAATAATGTTTTTGAAAAACAAAAAGCTGCAAAAGATTTAGGTTTAAAATATGATATTTGGATTTTCGATAAAAATGGTAATAAAATAGAGACATATTAATATAATATATTAAATCTAAATATAATATATTATGAAGTCAAAGAGGCAACATAAAAAATCTAAAAAAAGAATTTCCAATAAAAATCGCAGAAAAAGCTATAGAAGAATAAGAGGAGGAACATGTTACGGACGCGGTGTAGGTGCAAATAATTTCGACCCAAATTATACGATATATAATACAAATTTGCTCAAATTATTTCCATATAAGCCGTAAAAATAATGATTTATATAGTTGGTATGAATTCCCAATCTAATTCTTCGCATATTTTTCTCCATATGATATCCTGTTCAATTCGTTTCTCTCGGTCTTTAAGTTTAGGAAAAAATGGTAAATAAAATTCTTCGCCCAATAATTCACATAACTTATAAGCTGTGTAATAATAATTTAAAAAATTAACTCTGTCATCAGGGCAATATTTAGAATATGGCGCTTGAAGTTCAATAAAAAGGTTACATAGAGTTTCTTCTAATTCAGGTGACATAATTGGCGGTTTAATTCCTAGTTTATCTTTAATAAATGGTATGTGTTCATAGTATTTATTATAGCCTAATTTTTTTAAAATTTCTTTGGTTTTTTCGTTTGTAATTTGTGATACTTCAATTCTCTCTTTTTTTATTTGTAATTTGATATTTTCTATAACATCTGGATGTATTTGTGTAGTTTCTTTACCTTGAAATTGTGCTATTATTTCTTTGAAATGATTAATTCTTTTGTATGCATAAAAACATACTTCTTTTGGCGGTTCTTTATAAGACGGTTTTTCATTTTCAATTAAATATGGTATTGTTCTGGAACAATTATTACATACCAATATACCTTCGTCTTCTAACGGAATTAATTCACCCTTATGGCAAATTCTGCAAATATCTGTCTGATAAACATACGTATTTACATCTAAAAAACTATCATCAATATTACTTAAATATTTTTGTACTATGTTATTATTATTGTTTTCTGGTTTTACTATATTGGTTTCTTCTTTTTTAATTTTAAAAAAATTATTTAATATTATATTTTTCTTACTTTCACATTTAAATGCATTTCCGTCTGATATGTTTTTTTTGTTTTCAAAATAGTCAAAAATATATTTTGAATTATCTAAAAAATATTCCTTTTTTTTTGCTTTTATATCCTTAATTTTTTGGGTTATATCACTTATTTTATCTTCAATATCTATTTTTTGTTCTATAGTTAGCATGTCGGTATTTTCTAATTGTTCTTTTAAATTTTGCCTTTCTACTCTTAAATCAGGTATCACATTGTTAATATCTCTTGAGAAGTCATTTAAAAATTCTTTATGTTTTGTATCTAACGTTACTTGAGTTTTTTTGTTTACTTGTATTTTTTTGTTAGACTTAGGCTTAAATGTAGGCATATTTTTATAATTAATTATTGTTTTTTTTTTAATTATTAATTAAGTAAATTAATATATTTAAAAATGTAT